CTACGAACTGTAGTGAACCCCCAAGTACTCTTATTCTTAGGACTTGGAATTTTATCTCCCGTTAGACCGTTTGCAATACCTTGCATGCTTTTCCCTAATTGATATTCATCAAAGATTCTTTTGACCACAGTAGCCTTCTCGCTGTCAATTTCCCAGCTCCCATTTTTACCGTAATAGAATCCATAAGGCAGTGTGCTGAGTTTAACAGATCCTCTTTCTGCTAGTTTACTTCGTCCCCATGTAAGGCTTTCACCAAGACTCCTAGACTCTTCTTGTGCGAGCGCGCTGTATACAGTCAGTAAGATTTCACCATCTTTTTCAGCGGTATCTATCTCTTCTTTCTCAAACATTATTGAAACACCTAGAGTCTCTAACTCTCTCACATATTCCAAGCAATCTACAGTGTTCCTAGCAAATCTCGATATAGACTTGGTGATGACGCGATCAATTTTTCCTTTTCTGCAATCTGAAATCAACTCTTGAAAACCATCTCGATTCTCCGCCTTCTTTCCTGATACCCCCTCGTCATAATAAACCTTAATCAGTCGATACTCAGGATTCTTTAACACAGCATAAGTATAGTAGGCCATCTGAGCCTCCAACGATCCTAATTGCACTGGATCATCAGTACTAACTCTTGCATATACAGCGATTCTAACCTTTTTCCTGGCAGGCAGGCTATTTTGTTTACTTTCCCTAATTTCTCTTCGTATACGATCGATAATATTCTCTGAAAAGTATTTTTCAACTCTAACAGCTTGCATGTTCTCACCTCTTACTTTAGGAAATGGTGGATCTATTTCTTCCACGCCTTCGATTTCACATCCCTCAACTAAGATGCGATATCGCTCCTTTTTTTGGGATTTTAGTATCAAATCTTCACCCATCAATTGTTCCCGCTTTAGCTCCATTTCCACTTTTCTATTCTCACAAGTCCCAACAGTCGTATGTAGATCATCATACCAATGCACCTGGTAATCTTCTAAAGAGAAAATCCTGATTTCCAAAATCCACGCTCTAAGAACATCAACATTAGCTCTCTCTATAAAATCTTCAGGAGATTTTGCTTTTCGTAATAGTTCAATCGCGAGATCACGATACTTCCGATCTTCTTCTATCATGGTCGCTAGATGCTCGAACTCCACTATTGCTCGCTCCACCTTTTCTTTTTCAATGATTGCTAATTCATCTTCCGATGCTCGTCTTTGATGCTCTTTCGCGATTTGTAATTTGCTTAGTAAGCTAAGGCGATGAAGTTCAAACCGATCATTTTTGTTCACCCAAATCAATTCATCCTTCATCACTTCTAATATTTTAGGATTGTTGAAATCATACCTCTTTCTGATAACTTCCTTCATCAGTTTGAGAATCTTTTTATCGGTCAACCGTGGAGAATCACATAATCTCGCTTGTTTTTGCTTCACGCTGCAGACCCATTCAACGCGATTCTTTTTTCTGTTCTTGTGATAGTTCACATCGCATAGGCCGCAACTTATCCTCTTCGAACAAGAGTGATGTATCGTTTTGCCAAGTCCTTTTTTTCTCCTCTTCTCCAAGAGCATATCTTGTACTTTTTCAAAACACTCAGGTGAAATAATTCTAGGATAGGCATTCTCAATGAGGTACATATCCTTCTCACTATCTTTAAGAAATTCGACTTTTTGAGAGAGTGAACTGTTATATTGATTTGTAATCTTCTCACCAATATAAGACCTATTCTCTAAGATATTCAGTATCAATGTATGCGACCAAATAGTATGCCCACTAACGGTCTTCACACCTCTATCCGTTAAGAGTTTTAGAATTTCACCGATTTTCATGCCCCCAAGAAAGAGTTCAAAGACTTCTTTTATCACCTCAGCTTCTTCTTCGTGTATGACTGCAACTTGTCCCTGTGTTGTCTTTACAATTTTATAACCGAACTGTCTTCTATAGATTGGATTACCTGAAAGGATTCGTTTATTTTTTCCCCACTTACTATTGTGGGCTATACTCACAATTTCATCTTGGCTGACCGCCGCCAAGGCTGTTAGAAAGAACTTGTTTTTTCTTTCCATACTATTGATGTTTTCTTTCTCAAAAATTATCGGTATACCAAGATCACTTAAATGGTCCACAACTTCCAGAAGATCTTTCGCGTTTCTAGAAAACCTAGAGATGCTCTTCGTTAACACCAAATCTATCAATCCATCTTCGCAATGTCTAAGGAGTCTTTTGAACCCGGGACGACCATCTATCGTTACACCTGATATTTCCTTATCATAATATAAACCCACCAACTTATATTCATCATGGCTTCTGATGTAATGGGTGTAATATTTCAACTGATTCTCGAGAGAGTTGATTTGCTTATCACCGCCCTGTCTACTAAGCCTGCAATAGGCAGCAACTCTTAACTTTCCATTACTCTCTTTTTCTGGTTCTTCTTTTTCCTTTGGCCATAGCACTTCAACCGTCTTTTTTCTCACAACAAAAACTCCTTTCACTAGAGCCGCCTGTTAAGTACCAGGTATGTTATTAATGGCTCCAGTCCAGAGATAATGCAAGTACTATCTCTAGAATGAAAGAAGTTCTTTTTCTCGATCTGTTTCTCAGGTCATGGGCATTAGGTTTTCTTAGATTTTGTAAATCGAGAGTTGTGAATTTCTGTTTCAGAAGAAGCTATCTTGATTTCTTACTCCTCTGTGGTCTTCTCCTAGCGTCGACTTCATATGAAACGCCGGATTTTAGTTGAAACTCTACTCGCCATTTATTGTAGACGATTCCCTTCTCAATGACCTTGGTTAGGATGTCCGGATCAAAGTCTTCTTCAGGACCTTTGATGTCCTCTAAGACTTCAATTAGGATTTTCAGATTCTCTTCAAGGTATTCACTTTCCTTTTTATTCTCACTCAGTCCATCATACTCCATTTGGAGAATCTCCTGTTCGTATATTAAGTGTCGCATAGTCGCCTCGTAAATGACCTCATTCGATCCTGTTGCTCTGGCAGCCATTGCAGTAATTTTATCTGTGATCCTATCGATTTGAGTGCCTAGTTCATTTAGCCTTCTGTCTTCTTCCTCTGTTAATGAGGCTTCTTCAATGGCCAGTTCCACATCTTCAATCAGTTTATCCTTACCCTTTTTTATGTCGAATAGAAGCTTCATGAAGGCCCGCTCTAGTTCTTCCTCCCAAACATAACTACATTTGCAGTCTTTAAAATTTGCATCTCTTTTAGAGGCAACTCTACAGTGCCAGGCCGTGAACTTCACAGGTGCTCTATCCACTCCGCAGTGAGTCGTGAGCCGCCTTCTAGTCACCGGCCTTCCGCACTCTCCGCAAAAGAGTTTATTTGAAAATGGTGCTGCCCCGCTGTAGGCCATATTGTACTTATTGTCTGGATCCCTAAACATCTTACTACGTCTATTCAGCTCTTCTTGTACCTTTTCCCAATCTTCCTCACTGATGATCGCTGGATGGTGATTTCTAATATAGTACTGCGGCTGATGCTCTTTATTTCTCACTCGCTCATGGGTCAGAAAATCCACCGTCACGGTCTTCTGTGCTAGACAATCACCTTTGTATTTTTCGTTTCGTAGGATTTTGTACACAGAATCTGAAGTCCAGGTCTTCTTATTTCTCGCTGTCCTAATCCCATCTTTCATCAGTTCCTTGGCAATTGTGGGGGTACCTTTCCCTTCAAGTACCTCCCTGTATATTCGCCTAACCACTTCAGCCTGCTTCTCATCGATGATAATATTTCCATCCTCGTCTTCTGTGTATCCTAGAAAGTAGGTCGTTGGAACATGGGCTTTGCCCTGTTGGAACCTTTTCTGAACTCCCCACTTCGTGTTTTCTGAAATGGACCTCGACTCTTCCTGGGCCATGGATGAAAGAATAGTGAGGAACAGCTCACTTTTACTATCTAACGTATCGAGGTTTTCCTTTTGAAAGTAAATCCCAATACCGAGGTTCTTCAGCATTCTGATGTAGTGTAGACAGTCCAGGGTGTTCCTCGCAAATCGGCTGATGGATTTGGTGATGATGTAGTCGATTTCTTTCTTCTGGCAGCGCTCGATCATCCGATTAAACTCAACCCGGTTCTTAGTTGAAGTCCCTGACAGGCCCTCATCAGCAAAGATCTCTACGAGTTCCCAGTTAGGGTTCTTCTCTACATATTCTTTGAAGTAAGATACCTGTATATCGTAGCTGGTGGCCTGCATGGCTGAGTCTGTAGAAACACGTACATAAACCCCTATTCTTTTCTTTTGGCCATCAAAGTTCTCTTCATTCCTCGAGGTCCTAGTTCGAGCTGGGATGATGCTGACCCTTGATGCTGGCAGCCTTCGTGTTTGTTCTGTATTCATTAAGCATCTCCTCCTTCTTTAAGACTGACCTCTGTTTCCTCGCCAGTAATCCACACAATTCTCAATAAAAAAGATGACTCCGCTATTACACGTGTCATCCATGCCCTTAAAAATTTTGTGCTATCTAGTTTTTTGTATAACTCATTGATAGGATTCGTTGACTCTTTAACTCTACCAAGCTCAGCTATAGCGTCTTTTCTGTATGGATCATCTGAATCAATCATTGCCCACCAAGGTTCTCTTTCAGATATATTTTTTTCGATAGCTATTCTCTGATTCTCAAGCTCAATACTATCTTTATTTTCAATAACTGCCATGCTCTCTGCGAAGAGGGCTTTTTCCAGTTCTAGGCGCAGCCTGTTCTGTTCTCCGTCTCTCAGAACTTCTGTGTTTAAGAGATTCTTCTCAAGTTGAATGATTTGACGTTTTGCAGGTGCCTTTGGATCAATCTCAAACTTCTCTATAAAGGCTTTCTTTAGAGCCTTATAAATCGTCTCATCTTTGATACCATCCATTTTACAGAGTCTAACACTTTTCATGCGTGTGCTACATCGCCATGTCACATATCCTCTGGTCTTGTATCTATGGTAATTTGCACCGCATTCACCGCAGACAATTCTTCCGGTAAAATCATAGCGTTTACTAGGCCCGCGCTTAACCCCCTTCGTTTTGGGTTTAAGCATCTTTTGTACACTTTCAAATGTATCTCTATCAATAATCCCTTCATGATGATCTTTGATGTAGTATTTCGTTTTTTGTCCTTTGTTCACTACCTTTTTATGGGTTAGATAGTCTTCTGTAAATGTCTTTTGGCAAACAACATCCCCTACGTAACGTTCATTTCTAAGGATTGATGTAATGGCAACGTTGGTCCAGTCATTTCTCCCGTTTGCCTTCACATAGCCATTTCTGATAAAGTGATTCGCAATTTCAGTCGGGGTTCTTCCTTCTAGAAACTGTCTAAAAATCTCACGCACCGCGGCTGCTTCCTTTGGATCTATCACCCATCGTTTACCCTTCACCTTTTTATAGCCAAGAATTCTAACAAACCTGGCTTCGCCTTGCTCAAAGCGCTTTGATGTAGCCCAAGTGATGTTTTCTGAGGTACTTCGGCTTTCCTCTTGAGCTGTTGCCGCGAGCATCGTGAGTATAAATTCGCTCTGCATGTCCCCTGTGTAGAGATTTTCTTTCTCGAACAGGACATAGATCTTTTTCTCTCGGAGCTCTCTAATTACTTTTAACGTGTCCATGACATTTCGAGCAAACCTTGAAATGGATTTGCAGAGGATCAAGTCGATCTTACCAGCTTTGGCGTAGCGGATCATTTTATTGAACCCGTGCCTACTTTCCATCTTCGTTCCGGATTTGCCAAGGTCTGAAAAGACTCCAGCAAACTGCCACTCAGGGTTTGAGCGGATGTAGTTGGTATAGTGAACAATTTGATTATCAAGTGAATTCATTTGAAGCTCTTCTTCCGTACTAACCCTGCAATATGAAGCAACTCTTAATCTTTCACTATCGATCGCTAGGTTTCCCAAACTAAGTTCACTAGAACGATTTCTTGACGCTCCGTACCTAAAAGTTTCATTGTCCATGTCTAGTGTTCTCGCTGATAAAGTTTTCTCCACGATTCTTCCTCCTTTCGTCTAGTAAGCCATTCTATAAAAATCTTTTGAATGACCATCCAAACACCTCTTTTTAACAAAAGACCCTGAAACGCTGAAAATTCAATGCTTCAGGGTATCGGCGTCATAGTATATATCACTTATAAACAGATGAATAGCAAGTCATTTCTACTATAAATTGGGATAAAAATAAGCCGATGCTATAAAGATAACACCGGCTAGAGTTTCGCGATTTTTCTTCTATTCATATTTCAGATAAGCATCAAATCCAGCTTCCTTTAGTCGGGCTATGAGGGCCTCTGAATTCTTCTTGTCATTGAAGGCTCCCACCTGCACTCGGTAGTATTTTTCACCTGATTCATTCTCCGGTTCTACTTCCACACCAGCACTGACCATTTCAAGATTGTCTTTATCAACCCAGGTCATAATGCCAGCCTTCTCATCCATGGTGCTTTTCAGAATGGTTTTACCGAGAAGGACGCATTCCTTGCCACCTTTGACCACTGGTTTTCCACTCGAATCATCCTGGGTTATCAGGTGATAGTTCCATTTCACCCAGTTTGGTATGATTGGACCGCCTGGATAGTAGGTTTTAGCGGATGCCTTGATTTCTACAATATTACCAACTTGAAAGACCGTTTTACTATCATCTTCATTTTCGAGCGCTCTTTTCACAGCAGCTCTAAAGGTGTCCATATTCTCCCCATGCTTTGGAAACCAATGGCCCACATCAGAATGGTTTGATGCGATTCCTTTCTTATTTCCTTCCGCATGGCTGATAATGTCTTTCTCAGTCAGACCATACTCTCTGCAGAGATAAACACAAAGCTTCACTGCATTTTCCCAAGCCGCTCTAAAGTAGGCTTCATTTTTCTTCACATCATAGCCTACCATCTGATTCTTAGAATAAGAAAACCCACCCGGCTCACATATCTCGAGACCGATGTGAGTATCATTCGCTTTTCCCCCGGCATGCCAACCCCTGTGATTCCAAGGAAGGTACTGCCAGATTTCTTTATCATCCAGGAAGGCATGAACACAGACCTGACGTTTGATCTCTTTCGCTTTATAGGATTTGTTCCACCAAATGAACCAATCCCCCGCCATTACTCCAGGTGCCGCTGTAGAATGAACCATGATACCTTTGGGAGTGATCTTTTTCCCTGCGGTATAGCAATCATTTCTGGTCATGTACTTAATTCTCAAATTACTTAGTCCCATCCTTGTCACCTCCATCCTTCAGCTGCTCTAGGATGTCTCTCAGCTTCTCTGGGACCGGTAGGCCGAGCCTTGTGGCGTTTTCAACGATGCTGATTCCTTCATTGGATAGATAGAAGAAAATCACTGCTGTTCTGATGGCGCTACCATCTCCGATAATATTCTGATCAATGATGTGTGCCACTCCTACCAAAGAGAAAATCACTACTTTCTTAAAGATGCCCTGAGCACCTACGTCGCTAGATAAGTGCTTCTCAAGCACTGCACACATAACACCCATTAGATAGTCAACCACTACAAAGGCAATCAGGGCATATAAAAAACCATCGTAGCCTCCTAGAAAATAACCAAGCCATCCACCAACCGCCGCAAATATCATCTGAATGAAATTCCAAACTTCTCTCATTGTTATCCCTCACTTTCATGAATTTTTGTATATAAAAAAGCGCCCCCACATTGAGGACGCCTGGTGTCTCTATTCTGTTTGATTGATTCCCTTAATAGGGTGCGAAGTAAATATACCCACTAGCCTTTATATAAAAGCCATCGCCCGGAATGTAGATGGCCCCATCAAATGTATCGTATTGACTTACCGATAGATCCGGTTGTTCTACTCCCTTCCATCTGATGCCGTCATCGGATAAATACATCATCTTCTCAGTGAACAAAGCGTATTTCTTCCACTCATTCATCCAGATGATATTCCTTGGACTAGAGATGTTATTACTAGCGAGGTCACCGACCCATGAAAGATTCGTCTCCGTAATCTGTGTGGCATCGTCACTCATCACAGAGAGTTTCACATTGTAAATATAATCTCCACCCATTTTTCTATAGTTATACTTTGTCACAAATAGCTTTTCATTTACTGACTGGATGAACATGTATCTTGTATCATTCTCGTCTTCTGGTATTGTCGTGATCCACTCATCTGGAGCCATTGAACTAGCAATAGCTATTGATTTATCGCCGCCTACCACACCTACAAAGCTTCCTTTATGCGCTGTTAGGTATTTAAAGATGGGCACCTTTTTTTCTTCAGTTGGTTCGATAAGAGTCCACTTAGTTTTCTCTTCTAATGAATCAAAGCTATGATAGATTGGAGTTTTCTCATACCACCAACTAACGACGCCACTTGATTCTTCCGCATCATATGCCGCTGTCGCCATGGCATTATAGGCTCCTTCACAGAAGCCCGCGTTATACCAAGT